CAGCCCGGCGCCAGTCGATCTGCCCGGCTGCCTGAAGGCGCTCCAGCAAAGCCCGGTGCAAGGCAGCCCAGACACCGGCCTCCTGCCAGTCCCGGAGCCTGCGCCAGCAACTCATCCCAGAGCCGCACCCCATCTCAGAAGGCAGCATCTCCCAGGGCAGGCCGGACCGCAGCACGAACAGAATGCCGGTCAGCGCCGCCCTGTCGGGCAGCCGCGGCCGCCCACCCTTGGGCTTGGGCCGCTCACGCGGCAGAAGCGGCTCGATCGCCGCCCAGAGATCATCCGGAACCAGGGGCTTCGCCATGCCCCGCAAAACGCTCACCAGCAGGTTTCGTTAGGTGCTCTAAAGCACCACCGGAAAGGCGAAGGTTTATACGCCTTCGCCTTTCCTACGGCCGTTTAGGGAACCACAGACCAGGTGTACCATCCGGAGCCAGTGCTATTGGCGAGGAAGGTATCGTACTTATTAATCTTCTCCTGCGTGGCTTCGGGGACACCACCGCGCTTCGCCATCACAACGCACATGCGATGCACGAACGATGCGCTGTCAATGCCCATGATCCGCGGAGGATTGACCGCTACGGCGTACTGGTCCGTCCACTGCGGGTCCAAGCCAGCATACACACCCACGTCGGCGGGCATGGTGATGGGTGCTCCACCAGGAGTTAGAGAAACCTGCACGACACGCGGAGAGATGACGTTGACGACGTACAACGGCACTCCCTGACCAGTCTTTAGACCATCGGCAACCTCGCCGGGGCCGAACATAGCATACACAGTGTCCCCAACTTGGAACTCTGCCCAGCCCGGTTCTTCGCCAGAACTAAACTCGTCGCTCTGCAGCTCCAGTGTGTTGCCATTCGGGTGTACGTAAGTCTGCCCACGCATCTTAGCATCACGCCCGAATGGGTTGGTGTTCTTGTTCCATGCCTTGGCCGTTCTGAGATAATCAGAGCGGTACGAGTTGCTGCGATAGATGTTCTTTTCTGCAAGCCGAATAGACGGCTTCGAGATATGTGCTGCGTAGGCTGCCATAAGCGGATTCTCGGTCATTTCCGCATTCTGCCACGTACATAGGCAGGTGTGGCCCGTCATCCAACTTGAGTGCTCGGCGCCCTCGGTAACCAGATTTGAGCCCGAGATATGCACGCCAGCCGCACGAATGTCGTCAGACATATAAACCAACGCATTGCGGAGATAGCGGCCCTGCTGCTGGTTGAAACGTTGCATGCTGTTGTAGGCAACGTGCGTGGCAGGGATGAGACCGCAGGCAGACCCGATGATGCTAAGGGCCCAGCCGTTACGCTGCTGACCTCGGATGACGACACCCTCCCAGCGATCACCGGCAGTGTAGTTGCTCACCTCGTGCATCATGGATGTGGCGTAGCAGCCGAACTCACCGCCGAGACGCATGTGGGCCATGGCCATAGCAAGATCGAGTGTTGCTTCTAGGTGGTAACGCTCCCCTTCAAGCGCATAAGCGAACGCGCTGTAATTGGCCGAGTGGGAGCTGTCCCCCGTCGTTGTGCTCCAGACGCCATCATACACTTCAGGCGCGACATATCCGTTCTTCCACACGGCCTCATTGCGGCCGTCCATGTAACAATGGCCGGGAGCAGGCATTCCGTCCGCCGTGAAGTCATAGGGGACCTGCGTCCCCGCGCCAACCTTCAGGCTGAGGGATTGAACGGTATTGGCTACGTCCGCCGTGCTGTCCCCAGGGCGCTGCCTATTAGCGTTGCTGCGGTAGTGATAGAACACATGCAGGCCGGCGTGTGCATTCATACGCATAGTCGCGACATCAGCCGCTTCCTGCCGCATGAAGGCTGCGACATCCATATTCGAGTACAGACCACGACCACCATACGCACCAGTGCCGTCGATGTTGCGCCGATGATTGAACTCTAGGCCAGGCACATAAGTCTGTGTGGCGGCCGGATCAATCGCGACAGGCGCATCCTTGTTGGGGTCGTAAGGAGCTATCACACGGGTGTTGTGCCAGTAAGTCTTGTTGGGCTTATACACAAGCGTCGGCATCGCTCCACCAACCCAGTGACGACGGCCACGGTTGTTGCCACCCTGGTTTGTGCAGGTGATATTCTGCTCATGATAGTTGTGGGCGACGTTGGCGTAGGTCTCAATGGTCGTCGAGCCGTCCTTCAGCGCCATCGTGTAGTTACGACTCTTCTTGTTCGGCACGCTCCACCAGTCCTGCGAGTTCACGGCGGCGATCTCGTGTGCGTAGATAGAACCGTCCGAGTTCTTCCACAGGCTCACGTACCAGTTGGACTTGAGGTGCGCGTCCTGCGCACCACCGGCATTGTCCGTCGCCATGCCCCAGGCATACCAGCTCTCGCACACAGGCCCGGAATGGTACTTCTCGCGCCGCGTTGCTACGCCGATGTGAGCGTTGAGGCTGGAGGTGAAGCTGCCGCTGCCAACCTGGGACGTGCCGCTGCTGCCCGTCTCAGTCAGCGACGAGAAGGCCACCTTGAAATCGTGCCCCGAGGTAACGTCGGCGGGGGTCTTGGTGCCGGTGTTGTTGTAGGTGCCCGCCTCACTGCTGACAGCATAGGTGCGGCTCTCCGAGCCGGCGAAGTTCGTGTCGCGAAGATGCGCGACAGCAAACTTCAGGTCACCATTCTTCCAGTAGGTGCGCTCATCAAACTGCACAGGAACCACACTGCCGCCACGCCGAATGACGGGCACGGAACCCGCTGGAATGTCGCCGCGTGCGAACGGCATGCCGACCCGTGCGAAGCCAACGCTTGGAGACGAACTCCAGTTCTGCAGCACGAAGGTAGCGGGCATGAGGCTGGGATCGAGCGCCCGCGCATTGGGCTGAAGATCAGCATCCTCAGCTAAGAAGAAACTCGGCTCAGTGGGGACCGCGTTCGGATCAGTCAGTGTCTTCCCGAGAAGCGCGCCTAGCTTCACCCGCACCGCGTGAAACTTGCTGATGTCGGTAATCGAGATGATATGCGAGAATGAGCACTTGCTCGGAGATGCGAAAGACCCCGCCCCGCGCTCATTTGCACCGCCCAGGATGAGCTGGCCAGGTCCGATGTTACCGGACGAGGGCGTGTTGGCGACAGCCTCATCAACCCAGAACTCGACCTGTCCACTGTTGAACAGCACGCCACCAACGAGTGCAGTGTCGCGCGGCAGGTCGATCGTGCGCGGCGTCTCCGCAAAATTATGGCCTAGCCACACCTTCGTGCTCTCAGGCCCGGTATAAATGGCGAACCCCGCAGCGTCCTGGTCAGCCTTTGACGCACCATCCGACCGCATCGCGAAGACGCAGGGATAGTTGTTGAGGTTCGGCTGGTTGGAGCTGTAGGAGAATACGAAGACATACCCGACCTGGCCGTTGGAGGCCGCGGGCATGCTGCCCATGGGTGTCATCAAGTGCTGGCCATTTCCATCGAAATCGATGGTGGGAAGGCCATTGAAGGCGGCATTGCTCGCCGTGTAGGTCGGCGCGCTCTGCGGCGCGTCGCTGGTCAGGCCAAGGCCGAAGTTTGCGCTGCCGATCTGGTCGTTCCAGGCCGAAACGGTGCCGCCACTCTGCGCGACGGGCGCTCCATTGAACGAGGTGCGGATCTTCGCGCCGCCGTAGGCCGAGGCAAAGCCGGTGCCGTCCGCGAGGAGGGCTGGCGTCTCCGCCGCGGCCGTGACGGTGATCGTCGCGGTAGTGGTGCGCGGGCTGTTCGTGGCACCAGCCAGCGTCTGAACCACCGCGAGCGCGAGGTCGCCCGCCGTAGACAGCGCCGAAGCTCCTACCAGGATGGCGGTCTTGGCGCTGTTGAGAACGTACCGGGTCTCGCCCTGCGGCACGGAGAGCGTGGCCCCCTGCGCGGCGCCAGAGATCGTCGCCAACGTCGCACCGGCAGCCACAGACGAGGTGCCAATCTGGAAAGGCCCTGCAGCGGGGGTGATGGTGAGGGCGGGAAGGGTAACCGCGGGAGGGTTCACTACCGCGCTCAGCGTGACGGGAAGGCTGTAGACCGGCACGCCGTCCGGCGCGGCCACATTCTTCGCGATCTCGACAAAGCGAAGCTTCTTGCCGGCGTGGGTCGCTTCGAGAGCGTCGGAGAAGGTCATCCCGGTCGCTACATCGGCCCAGGTCGCGCCGTCGTCCGAGGACACCTGCCACTTGCGCTCAAAGGTGAGCGGCGCGGTGCCGATCCAGTTTGCCGAATGGCCAGTCTTCATCGCGCGCTCCTAGCCGCTAATCGTGGGAAGGTCGGCGGCCACTGGCGCGCCAGTACCCTTCACCGCCGCCTCGATGGCGTCGAGACGGGCGTCCTGCTTGGCCTGGTTGGCCAGGATGAGTGCCTGGTTGGAGGCGGTGGTCAGCAGCAGCTGCTTCACCGTTGGCGTGCTGGCCATTGGAGCGATCCTCGGTCAGGTGATGTAAGGAAGTGACGTGGCAACCGGCGGGCTTGGCGTGCCAGGCGAACCCGAGCCGGCCTGCAGAGCGGAGATCTGGGTTTGCAGGTTCTGGATCAGCTCTGACAGCGGAGCCGTCGCTTCCTGGACCGCAGCAGCCACCGCGTTCCCGACGGCTGTTGCAGCCGCCGCCGCAGCCTGTGCTGCCGACTTCGCATCCAAGGCATCCTGGCGCGCGCTGAGCACGCCCGCGATGACGTCCTCACCGAGCCCGGCGAGTACCTGCCAACCTCCATCCGATCCGAGATAGACCTCTAGGCTGTCGAGGTCGGTGTTGAAGCGGGTGTCGCCCTGCTCGGCAGGGTCGGGGCGCTGAGCCGTGGTACCTCGGACGGTGGGCTGGAACACTGGACGGACGGGCGAGTAGTCAGGATCGGCAAGCGTCACATCCTCATCGAGAAGGCGCCGGAGCCAGTACTCCGTCGGTGGCACAACCCGCCCCTCGGAGGGCAGGTAATCGTGCTGGTCCGGGTCCGCGATCTGCAGACCCGGCTTCGGAATAACGATCATGGGTGGCCCTCCGGGCGTGCGCGGTCAGCCGACCTCTTCGGGGGTGCCGTCGGCGAGCAGCGCGGCCGCCTCGTCCTCGGTCAGCAGGTCGGCGGCGATGAGCGCCATGACACCGTCCTGCACGCGCGGGTCGTCGAGATTGGTGGTGGTGCTGGCCGCCTGGTTGAAAAGGAAGGTGAGGAGCGCCCCGTCGCCGGCCGCTGCAGCCTGCATGGCCGTGACGGAAAGCAGGGCCTGCTTCTCCACAGGCATCCGGTCACGGAATGCGAGGCTGCGGATCACGCGGATAGGCGCTGGTGCGGGCTCTTCTTCCGGCGCCGGGAGCTCTGCCAGCCGCCCATCCACCACGCCCCAGCCCTCCTGGATGAGGAGGAGATCCATACCGGGGCCCGGATCGAACTCAGCATCTCCGTCCCAGAGGACGACGTTCACGACATCGCCTGCCTCAACCTGGCGCGGCTCCATGCCCGGCAACTCGATGGCCGCTCTCTCGATGGCGACGATGGCGTACTGCTTCGACATGCGTCAGCTCCCGATCAGTTCTTCAATGAAGACGGCGCCCTGTGTGCCGGCCCCGCCAATTCGGCCGTTGAGCGTCGCTCCCGCTCCCGCACCGCCGCCGCCGTACCCATTGCCATAGGCCCCCGTCGCCGCGGTCGGGTAGGACAGGACCCCGCCAGTGCCGAGCGGGTTACCGCCGCCGGCGCCACCCACTCCGAGGGCACCAGTGCTGCCACCTGCACCGGGAATATTGATGTGCCCCCCAGCCGAACCGCCGCCGATGCCCCCGCCTGCGATAAGACCGTCTCCAGCGCCGCCGCCCGCGCCGCCCCCGTTTGCATTGATGATGCCAGCGAGCGAGCTCAACCCACCGTTGGTGCCCGAAGCTCCAAACGCACCGCCAGACCCTCCCGCGCCGACCACGATCGCTCGAGACGAACCGATGGTGGCACGTGAGTAAGTCCCCTCCGAGTACGCGCCGCCGCCGCCACCGCCTCCCGAGGATCCGGAACTTCCGCCCGTCGCTCCGCCGCCCCCCGCGCCGCCACCGATGACGCGGACGCGCGCCAGGATGAGCTTTGGGTGTGGCGTGTAGGTGCCCGAGGAGAGGAAGGTGACCTGGTTGATATTAGTCGGCGTCAGCGCTCGAATGGCTGCGAGCACCTGCGAGAGGTTGTTAGCGTCGGGTGTGAGCCCAGCCGCCAGGATGATGCTGAGGAACTCTTCCTGCAGCTGGTTGAGCCACCAGGCCGGTACGACGGTCGCCGGGACACTGGCCGCCGGATCGCCGTTCGTGAAAAAGCCCTCGACGCCGGCGAGCGGCGGCACCGCGGGGCGCGAAGCCACCGCGGTCGCGTGAAAGATGCGCCTCATGTCAGCTCCCGTAGGCGAATTGCAGGATTGTGTGGGCTGGGCGAATGCGAGAAAGCGTGCACTCCAGGGACCGATTGTCCCAGGCAGCGAGCGGCTCCCCTGCCGTCGAGATGCCCGCGGTGAAGTACGTGACCGTCACGGCCGGTGCATGGACGCGCCAGGTGTGCGCCCAGTCCTCCCCGTACAGCGGATCACCCGCGCGCAGCGTGCCGGCCCGCGCGGGCGCAAACTCCTCGATGCTGATGTCGTAGCCGAGGGCTGCAGCGACCTCGATGAAGTAGGGAATGGCTTGCCCGCCGTTTGCGGTAAGCCGCGCCACCACCTGCGCGCGCCGGAGCTGCACCGTCGGCGCCGGGCCCGAGCAAGGGTCTGGCAGGCCAAGGCTCGCCTCCCATTCGGGCAGCAGCTCGTAGGCAGAGGCGGGAAAGGCGTCCTTCAGCAGGGTCAACGCTCGCGCATCGAGGCGCTGGAAAGTCGGTGCGAGGCCGCGGGCGGTGGTAGCGACTGTGCTGTCCGGATCGCGCGGCCACACGCGCCCGCGCGGCAAGTGGTCGAGGATGGAGCGCGCGTACTCCGCGACGGTTCCGGCAATCATGACTGGAAGTTCAGGCTGCCGAGGGTAACCAGCCCGCCGACCGGCGGCAGCACCGGCAGGGTCGGCTCAAGCAGGGTGAAGACCGTCACGCCCGGCACGCTGTCGATCGCCGTGCTGAACTCGTTCGGGTAGATCGTCCCGCCGGGAACGGCCCGCTCGAGCAGCATGGCACGGATCTTGTCGGCCGCAGCAGCCCGAATGGCCGGTGTGAGCCCGAGCAGGTTGGCGACGGTGACATTCACCGGGTACGGCGTCGGCGCCACGGCATAGACGAGGGCAGTCGTGGGGCGCAGCGGGTAGAGGTGATCGGCCACGGCGAGCTGGTCACCGGTGGCGGCTGCCGCCCGCGCTTCCGCCGCGGCGACCCCGTTCGTGCCCTGGGGGAACCCACCGTCCTCCGCGTTCGCCTCGTCCATCATGAAGCGGACGATGACGGTGCCCGCGCCCATGCCGTTCGGCTGCACCCAGGCCCGGGTTACGCCCGGCACCTCGTAGACCCAATCCAGGTAGTCCCGCGGCGCGCCGCCCTGGGCGGGCTCGGCATAGGCCAGCAGCATGCGGGTGAGGAAGCCGTCGCTGTCGACGTCTTCCGCATCGGCACCGCCGCGCAGCGGGCCCGCCGCGGCCCCGGCCGAGGTGATCCCTGGCACCGCGGCACCGAGGACCAGGGCTATGCCAGCCGGTGCGTTCGCGGCTGGGCCGCTGGTGCTGGCGGTGAGCTGCACGGAGGTTGTTCCGTCCAGGGCCGCGGTCGCGTCCGCGCTGGTCACGTAGGCCGCGCTTCCGTCCGCCCGCCGCACCGGCGTGCCGGCCGGGAGGATCGCGCCCGGCGTGCCCACGAAGGCGGCCGGACCGGCGGCGAAGGATGCCTCTCGCGGGAAGACGCCGCGCAGCGCGGCCCAAGCCGCCCGGAACTCGCCGGTGGAGGTCGCCGGCACCGCCTGACGCGCAATCCAGTCGAGGTAGCCGTAGAGGCCCTGCGCCACGCCGGCCAAGGCTCGCCCCATGGCCCATTCCGGCCGCCAGCGAAGCACGGCCGGCACGTTCAGCGCCTGGGCAAGGTCGGCCAGCGCCTGCCGGATCAGCTCCGACAAGCCGGGACGCGCGAAAGGCATGCGTTCAGGTTCCCTGCCAGGCCCAGTCGAAGCGGAGATCCGCGCGGCGGCCGTCGCGGTGGATGATCACGGGCCGGATGGCCATGAAGGTCTGTCCTGCCCACTCGGCGGTGACGTCCACCCGCGCGGCGACGCCGTCCTCCGCCAGCCAAGCGAGCGCCTCACGTGCGTAGCCCTCGGCCAGGCGCAGCGTCTCCGGCAGGCGCTTGGCCCGGTCCAGCAGCCAGAGGCGGCTGCCGATCGGCTTCTCCGAGTAGGTGTCCGCCCACCAGCCGCGGCGGTCGTCGGTACCATCGGTCAGCACATCGTCGTCGGTCGCGCGGCAGTCGGTGAAGAGGCTCATCCACACCGCTGTCTCGATGTCGTCGCCGAGCGCCAAGTGCCCGCTCGGCTCCCGCGCCCAGTCGCCGCGGCCGGTCTGGTTGTCCCAGGCAATGGCGATGGTGCTCATGCGTTCGGCTCGCCGGAAAGATCGGGGCCGGAGCGGACCTGCTTGTGGACGTGGTGCACGAGGCTGACGCCGCCGACCACGACATCGCCGGTCACGCGCAGTAGAGGCGTGTCCATGGTTACCTCCACCGAAGCCTTCACCGCGATCTTGCCGCCGAGCTTCACGTGCACATGGCTTCCGTCGTGAGTGTGGAGCGCCACCTCGCCCTCAGCGAGCTCGATGCTGAACCGCCCGTCACTGGTGGCGATGACGACACCCGCGCCGCGATTACCCCCCAGGAACAGCACGGCTGCATCGGCGCCGGGCCGCGGGCGGGAGGACACGCCGTAGAGCGACAGCACCGGGGTGTCGTCGCGAACCTCGCCCGTCTCGGGCAACCGCACCTGGGCAGTGAGCGTGCTGCGCCCGGTCGCGCGGTCGGTGCGGGTCGCCATGATGCGGCCGAGGCCCACCATCATGCCGATCCGGCCGGCGATCTGGCGAGGGTTCATACCCCTGGTCCCGTGCCGCTGAGGCGGTTCGCTCCTCCGGCCTCCAGCGCCGCTTCTCGCCCGGCGGCCTCCCGGATTTGCCAGCCGAAGGAGAAGAGAGGGTCGTACTCCGGGTCGAGCCCCCGCGGGTTCATGAGCAGCAGCCGCGCCGTGGTGCCGGTCTCGCCGCGCTGATAGGCAACCTCGACGACAGACCAGGTCTCGTCGCTGACCTTGCAAGTGGGCACGTGCACGTCAGCCAGCCGGTTCGGCTCCCAGAGCCGCCCCTCGCTGTCTCGCCAGGAATCCACCAGTACCGTGACATCATCGGAGCGGCCGAGGCGCCGGGACTGCTCCCACTCGGACCGCTTCTGCGCCGCCTCTCGGATATCACCGGTGCCCGAGTGCTCGAGGATGATGATCCGCCGACGGAGCCGCCCCACGCCCTCGTCCTTCGCCTCGCCGTATGGCGCGGGCAGGCCGCTGCCGCCCGCTGCGCCGTCGGCCTGCATGAGCGGGAGCACGCTGAGCGGGTAGACCTGGTACTCGCTGAAGCGCTGATCCATTCCGTAGTCGGGTAAGGCGGAGAGCAGGTTCTGCCCCTCGCGGATCCCGCTCGAGTGGCGCTCAGTCGAGACGTGCCGGAGCACGATGTTGCCCTCGGGGTCGTCGTAGCAGAGGAACTTGGCAAAGCGGCAGAGCCGCTCGATGACGTCCCAGGGTGTCTCGCCCAGCTGCAGGTTGAGCTGTGGCACGACAGGTCCCTCCCCGTCCGGGAGAGAGACGCTGATGCCGTACTTGCCCGCCAGCGTGGTGGCGATCTGCCCGACGGTCTGCCCACTGATCTGAAAGGTGTCGAAGATGGTCGAGCAGTCCACCAGGTCCTGAGCCCGGGAACGCCCCATGATCGTCACGGTGTGGCGCCTCGCGTCGAGCGCCGGCACGTAACGGTCAACGTAGCCGGTCAGCACCCGATCGCGGCCCATCTTCACCACGCAGGCCTGGCCGGGTTCGATGACGACCTCCGCGGCCTCGCCTGGGTACCGCTCCGTCAGGCTGATGGTGAAGCTCGACGGCATGCGCTCGCAGCTTCGCGCGACCTGCACGCTGTCCCAGCCGCCGAAGATCTTCCCGTCGACCGTGATGGTCAGCTCGTCGTCCGGCACCTCGCCCGGAGGCGCAGGGAGCGGCAGGGGCAGGCTGTCCGCCGCCCCGGGGGTGACGACGACCTCCGGGACTTCCACAACCTGAGCATCGTCCGGCATCAGCGGGCCAGTCCCTTGAATCGCTGCGGCATGAACAGCGGGTTAGGCGGGTCGCCCGCCATCCGTGCCAGCTCCGCCTCACGCCGCGCGTCGCCGTAGAGGCGGTGGGCCAGCACCGTCGCCGATAGGCTCACCTTCATCTCGATCTTGCGCAGCGGCGACAGGTTCGCCGCCCGGCGGCGCAGATCTCGATCGACCGCCCCTCGGACCGTGCGGAGCGCGGCCGCGACCGCGTCTTCCCCGGCATCCGCCGCCACCAATTCCTCGGCCTCAAACATGGCGCAACTCCCGCGACGCAGTGCCTCCGCCTCATCGTAGGACCGGGGCTGGCACGCCGCGGTTGCCCGAGCCAGCGCCGCCAGCGCTGCCCGACGGCCCACAGCGGCCAGCCCCGCATCCCCGCCGGCCGGCGTCGGCGCCGTGGCCAGTGGGGAAAGTAGCCGCACCCGATCTGCCGGGTCGGTCGCGCACTCGGCCACGCCGGCGACCAGCGCCACCACGGCCGCGATGAGCTCGCTCGCCCCGCTCACAGCCTGCCCGCCAGGTCCATGACCGTGCTCCCGAGCCTGGTGACGGCATTCCTCGCCGAATTGACACGCGAGAGGGCCGAACTGACGCCGCTGGTCATGGAGGTGACCCGCCCGAGTGTGCTGTTCAGCACGCCACCGGCCGAACCGAACCGGCCGAGGTTGCCGAGCCCGGCCAGGCTGGCCAGAGAGGTGACGCTGCGCACGGTACTGGTCGCGCTGTTAACCAGGTTCCGCGCCGTCGAGACGTAGCCCTGGGCGGTTCGGAGGATGCTCTGCGCACCCCCGTAGCCCTGCTGAAGGGTGACGAGCACAGCCTTTTCACCCCCCTCCCCCGCTACCTTGTCGAGCAGGTCGGCCGCCCCGCCCACTTCTGCGAAGCCGTCCGTCACGCTGGCTGGAAAGCGGCGCTCGCCGGTCTCGACGAACTCCATCGCCAAGCGAACGACGCGCCCTTCGTCCCAAGCATCCGACACAGCCAGCCCGATCAGGGTGACCGTGAGCGCTCCACGGGTCGGGTGGATCAGCTCGCCCGGTCCCTTCTGCTCCGCAGCCTCGGCGAAGCTCGTCTCCTGGGCGTCCACGTCGTCGCCTATGAGGAAGCCTTTGACCGCGATGCTGCGGGTCCGGCGGCCGAGATCCTCCGGCCAAGGATCGTCCTTGAACGGGTACTCGTGGACGTGAATCCGTCGCCCATAGATCCGCTCGCCGCCCCAAACCTGGAACGGCACGCCGCGCCACGATGCCGGCCGCAGACGGGCGCGCCAGCTGCTCAGCGAGCCGCTCATGCCGCGTCCCAGTCCAGCATGGCCTGCTCGACCCTGGGCGGCGCGACCGAGGCGATGCCCTGGCCGCGGGCCATGACCTTCGTACCGCGCTCCGCCCCGGCCAGGCTGATGCTGACGTCCACGCTGCCGCTCATCCGCTGCGGGGGCGCGCCATCCAGCGGGCTCTGGACCGGCGCGGCCGGCGTCGGCACAACGATCGGGACCGGAGCAACGGCCGTCGGCGCCGGCTGCGCGGCCGGCTGTGTCCCCTGAGCGGCTCCCGCCGCCACTTCTGCCCGGGTGCGGGTCGGTTCGGCGACCTGTGGAGCGGCAACAGCGGCTGGGGAGCCCTGCAATGTCGGCGCACTGATCGGAGCCGGAGTCTGCCTCGACGGTGCGGCAGCAGTAGAGCTGGGCGCCGCCACCGCGCCTGCCGGTGCTGGCTGGTTGACGAGGCGTGGCAGCATATTCTCTGCCGTCTGGCCGCGGGAGGCGGCCTCTCCCTCCCGGCCGGCCGGGCGCTCGTACAGCCGCGAGAAGGCTGCTCCTGCCTCCCGCGCTGAAAGGGCACCTCGCAGCACCTCTCCTGCCTGCCTTGCCTGCCGATCGCGCCCGGCGGTCAGCTCGTGCTGGATGAACTCGAGCTGCTGCTGGCGCGTGCTCTGGCGGATGTCGACGCCGGCGAACTCGCGGAAGGCGGTCAGGCGCTCGCGGTTCCACTGCGCGAGGCCCATCGACATGCCACCGTCGCCCGCCGGGCCGTCGTGGCGCACCCCGCTCTCGTGATGGAGGTTGGCGGTGATGCCCGCGGCCGCCTGAGGACTCCAGCCACGAGCGCGGAAGAAGGCGAAGGCATCCTGGTGGCGGGAGGTCACCGCATCCGGGCCGTCGCCGCGCGCGGCACCCATGCCTCGCGCCGACGAATCGTCCTGCGCTCGCCGACGCTGGACGCCCGAGCCAAAGCCCATCGGGCCGGGCGCCTCGATGCCTCGCCCGACCGGCCCCATGTCGTCCATCGGGCGATCGTAGAAGCCACCAGCGAGCCCGCGCCGCGCGAAGTTGCGCTCCTGCTCGGCCTGACGCTCCCCGGTCTGGTCGCGCTGCTCGGCGAGCCGGTTGATCGCCATCTGCGCGCCGATGGCGGCACCGCCGACACCCAGCAGGCGGAGGGCCCACAGGGGCAGCCTGGTGGCGCTGAACAGCGCGGTCGCCGCGTTGATCCCCGTGAGCGTCTTCAGCAGCCGCCCCGCGAGGAGCACCTCAAGCGCCGTCGTCGCTGTCTCCCACCCGACGGTCGAGGTGACGGCCCGGTCCACGGCCGAGACAAAGGTCCAGGTGCCGCGGCCAGCCTGCTCTAGGCGCCCGACCAGGGCGGTGCTGATCGTTCCCTCGTTCGCCTGGGCCCATGCCAGCGCGCGTGTGGTGCCCCGCTCCATCGCCGGTGCCAGTGCGCCGCCGACGGTGAGGGCGAGCCGGTCGCCGGTCGACCGCATGCTGTCCCATTGCCGCTCAAGGCGCTTCGCCTGCTCGGCCTGCTCCTGGGTCAGGGTGCCCACGCTGCGCCCCTGCGCCAGCAGGTCGGCAACGCCGGCCCGGCCGCGACGGAGCATCGGCAGGAGTGCCTCGACACCGTAAACCCGGGCGAGCTGCGCCTGCTCGCGGGGCGCGTTGTTCAGCCGAGCGATGCTGTCCGCCACGTCTCCGAGGGCATCGCTGGCGGTGCGGGCCCGCCCGGAGGCGTCCCGCATCGCGAAGCCTAGGCGCGGCAACTGCGAGGCGGCCATCGCCTCGGCGTTCCGCCCGCCAACCGCGTCGTAGAGCACCTGCCCGAAGGACTTCAGCCCCTCGGTGGCGTCCTCGGCTCCGATCCCGGCGAGGCGCGCCCCATTCTGAAAGGCGTGCAGCTGCGGCACGCTCATCTCGAGGGCGCGGGCGCCGGAGAGCAGCTGTCGGCCCGTGTTGATGAAGGCGGTCGCCGAGCTGGTGGCGCCGGCGATCAGTCCGCCGCCCGCCAGAGGGACTGCCGCGAAGGCCAGCGACTTCGCAAAGGAGGTCGCGTGGCCGGCGGCGGTGGAGAGCCCGGAGCTGACCCGCGCCAGGCCGCTCGCCTCGCTGAGCCGCCCGAAGGCGGCCGTCAGCTGGCGGGTGGGCTCGATGACGGTCCCGACCCGGTCCCGCACGCTGTTGATCGTCGCGGTCGCCTTGTCGACGGCCGTGACAGTAACGGAGAGCACGCCGACATTCTCAGCCACCGCCCGCCCCCCTTCGCTTCTCTTCGATCCTGACCGACTGCGCCGCCCACCACCGCAGGCGGGTGGCGGTCATGTTCCACCCGTCCTCAGCCCCCCAGCCGGGGAAGACCGCCGTTAGATCGGCGATCAGCTCTGCCCAGTTGCTGGGGCGGGCGTCACGAAAACCGCGAAGTAGGCATCGACGGCCGCCGCGCGGCTGACCGGCATGCGGCGCATCACCTCGATCGGCAGGCCGGTGACCAGCGACGCCAGCTTCGCCGTGTTCAGGTAGCCGGCACCCGCGTCGCGCGCCGCCTCCCACTCCGCCAGGGTCGGCTCCCGCAGCTTCTCGTCCAGACTCGCGAAGATGGCGGCATCGCCTTCGTGCGGCGGCTCCGTCACCACGTCGCTGGGCAGGGCGGGCCGCAGGAACTGAGCGAAGAAGCCGTCGGCTTCAACGATCTTGCTCATCGGCACCTTGGCGGCGATGCCCGCCGGCAGCTTGCCGATGAGCATCAGGAGGTGCTGCGTCGACCCATAGCCCTGCCGGGTGCTGGCGTCCGAGAACTCCGCAACCGTCGGCTCGCGCAGCTTCACCTCGGCATGGGTCGCGCCGTTGAAGCTGAGCGGCTCGTCGAAGATGATGGTGACGGTCTTCGCCACCTCCGGCTGGCTCATGCCCCGAGCACCACGCTGTCGCCCTCGAACTGGACGGCGAACTTGGCCTCAGCTGCGTCGACCTCCTGGGCCGCCGTGTTCCACATGCCCTGGCCGGTGATGACCTTGCCGTTGTTCAGCGAGAGCTCGACCGTGACGTTGGTCATGCCTTCAAAATCGGCCACGCTGAAGCCCGGCATGTCTCGGAGGGTCGCCTTGATGTATGGCGCGATCGGCTTCTCGCTGTAGCCGTCGATGCTGGTCATGCTGACCAGCGACTCTCGGGTCACGGTGGCCAGGCGATAGCCAGGCTCGCCCACCACGGCAAAAGAGAGGCCGTCGATGGTGAGGTAGGCGGAGCCGGAGATCCGGCGCGTGGTGTCGGACATCGTCCCTCTCCCTTACCGCGGCCCGGCGACGCCGACGGCGTCCCGCAGCTGCGCCTGCAGCGCCACCTGGCGCAGCTGATCGACCGGCACGATTGGGTCGATGCCGTCCACCCGGCAGCGGTTGCCGCTGGCACGCTCCACCACCAGGGCGGCCGCGAAGGCGGCGCTGTTCTGCACCTTCCCGTCCATCTCCATGCTCTTGTAGTGGGCGATGAGCGCCCGCCGGATCATGCTGGGCGTGACCACGCGGTTGCCCGAGCGGGTGTTCGTCCCATCGTCCGCGAGCTTCATGCGCGGGAAGGTGCTCTCGATGTAGGTGCGCTGAAGCCGGAGGATCTCCGCCACCTGGTAGAGCCGCTCCACGTCCAGCAGGCTGTCGTCCGGCTGGCCGAAGGCGTTGCGCTGGTAGGTCGTGATCAGCCGCTCGATGCGGCAGGTGCCGTCCGCGTCGGTGGTGAAGGTGCCGATGCCGGAGAACAGCAGCGCGTTGCGGTCGCCCAGCCCCCAGCGCTTCTCGATCGGCGGCGGCTGGACGTTCAGCGCCACCGTCTGCAGCGGCAGGCCCGGGTCAGCGCGGAGGCTGACCGCAGCGGCCGCGGTGATGTCGGCCGCCCACAGCCAGGCCGGCTCCGGCGCGCTGTCGAAGCCCATGAGGCAGACATGCGCGTCGTTACGGGCGGCGCCGATGGTGGTGACCGCGCCGAGCGTGCCGCGGACCGCGCCGAAGGCGCCGCCATACAGCATCTTCGACCAGGACCAGCGGGTGGCCAGGTGCGCCTTGATGGCGTCGAGGCTGGCCGCGTCCGTGAAGGCCGTGGCGATGAAGTCGAAGTCGGTGTCGCCGAGCAGCGCCAGGGCGTTCGTCAGGGCGGTGACCGGGTTCCCCGCGCCGCCGGTGGGCTGGACGACGGTGAAAGCCAGGCCGGGCGGCACGGTGTCCTCGGTGGGCGCGACGATGATGTCGTTGCCCGTGAGGCCCTTGTTCCTCGCCGTCAGGGTCACCGCGGCCGAGCTCGCCGCGGCGGTGACCGGCAGGTCAGGGAGTGCGTTGACCGCGGCCGCCAGGGCGGTGGCCACCTGCGCCGGGGTCTGCGCGGCCGAGACCGCCACCGCCACGCGCTGGCCGGCGATCTTGCGCACGAAGGTGCCGGCGGCTGTGGCGGCGGCGGTGATCGTGACGGATCCCTGCGCCGCGGTACCGGCGTCGTCGTCAGCGAGCGGGAGCAGGTAGAGCGGGCCGATGTCGTCGCGCCGGCGGTACTGGTCGGCCATGAGGGCGAGGACGGAGCCCTGCCCGGCCTTGGACTTGGCCCAGCCCGAGCCCTGGCTGAGGGCAGGCACGCCGGCGGTGAGAGTGCCGCTGGACAGCTGCTGACCGATGAGGAGCGCCTTCGGGAGGCGGCCGCCGCGGTTGGCGCCGGTGGCGTCCAGCTCGGCGAAGAAGAGGGGCGTGCGGAGAGCGCCGCCCCCGGGGATCTCGTTGAAGGCGACCACGGGCGCTTACTCCTGCGGCTGGGCGGCCGCGGGGGGCGGCAGAGCGGTGGGAAGGGAGGGAGCATCCGGCTGCGGACCGGCGGCCGCCGCCTTGGCCTTCGGTTCGGTCGAGGGCTTCGCCAGGGAGACGTCCTCGTCCTGCAGGCGGCGCGTCCAGTACTCGGAAGGCGTGACCTTCCGCCCGCCAGGCGGCAGGTAGTCGCGCAGCTCCGGGTCGGGGATCTGCAGGCCCTTCGCGGGCTTCACGAACATGGCGGGCTCCTAGGGGCTCGGGATGAGGGTCGCGCGCGGCGTGAAGGTGGCCTCCGCGCATTCGGAGGTGTCGGGCTCGGCCATGGTGAAGACCTCTTCCCAGACGAGCTGGAACTCGATGGTGGCCTCGACCTCGGTGGCGCGCTCTTTCTGCTCGGCGGAAAGCTGGGTGGTGACGCCGGCGCAGCGCTGCAGCACGCCGCCGCTAGGCGCGAAGAACTCCGGCGCGCGGAGGATGGCCCGCTCCACCTGGCCGCAGATCTCCTCGCACTGGACCTCGGACCGTTCGGCGATGGCGTGCTCGGTCAGCACGCGGACGATGAGCGCCGAGGTCACGCGGAACTGGTGCTGGAAACCGCCCTGGGTCGTGGGCTCCTTCCGCTCGGCATAGCCGTAGACCAGAAGGGCCGGCTTGCTGGTGACCGGCCAGACCCGCGCTCGATGAACGCGGCCGTTCACGATCTCCACCCGATCCGAGAGGATGCGTACGACCCTGTCGCGGACATCCGCCCGCCAGCCCGGCCCGATCGGTGCGTCGCTCATTCGGGAGCGGCGGCAAGAGGCAGGTCCGACCAGCCGCGCGGGTCGGTCTGCACGTCGGTGATCATGCTGCGCTCGCCGTCGATCACGACCATGGCTCCCTGCTCGGGCTCAGTGCCGCCCGGGAAGTCGGCGGTGCGGACTCGGAGGACGCTGCGAGCCTGCGCTATGCCGCCGCTGTTCTCGGCGTCGGTCTCCAGCGGGATGACGCCCCGGAGCATCGCCCCGGTCTTGCCGCGCAGATCGACCATGCCGTCCGGGGACAGGTAGCTGTACCCGGCGGGGAACGCGGCAATCACCGCGTCCAGCATGACGTCGAACTGCGCTGGCATGGCTAGCCGGTCAGACCGGCTGGCCAGAGAGGCAGACCTCGACGGTCGCGTCGGCAGAGGCCTGGGCCTTGGTGGAGGCGCCAATCAGGCGGTTGCCGGTGGCGGTGCCGGTGACGACCTTGTTGGTGTCGTCCCAGTACACCTTCTGCATCTCGGTCAGCGCGCCGGTAGCCTTCGGCTGGCGCACAACGCCGACCCGGCGGCCGATGCCCTGCTGGCCGGACTTCACGGCCGTGGTGGAGACGAGGAAGTAGGCGCCGACGATCACTCCCTCGCCGGAAGCAAGGTCGCGAGGCGCCGTGAAACGCAGCTGCTCGCCGACCTGGACGAAGTTCTGCATGACGTGTCTCCACGGTCCGGGTCCCGCAGGACACCGGCACCGCCATCAGGGTTACAGGGGAAGAGGCGGGGCCGATCAGGCCGGGCCGGGGTTGTAGTAGACGCCGGTCCAGTCGATCGGGGCGGCCTCGTAGTCGAGGCTGACGCGCACCTTCAGGCCGAAGGTCTCGAAGCTCGCCTCGGTGGCGACCTGCGGCGCCTCGACCCCATTCAGCAGCGAGACCGCGATCACCGGGTGGGTGTCGGGGTCGGCCATCAGCGCCCAGGCGTTCGGCGGAAAGGACGGCTCGTAGACGAGCGTGTAGTTGCCCTGGAACGTGTTGTTGCTGTTGTCCCCGGCCGCCTTCTCGCTGCTCAGGATCTTCAGCCCCTCGCGCCGGCGATTGATGCCGACGATCAGGTAGCGGGCGCCGAGGCCGAGCGGCTTGCCTACGACCCGCCCCTGGCTGGCCAGCGCCTGCTCCGCCGCGGTCAGGCTCGCCTCGGTGATGGCGGAGCCGGACGCGGCAAGGTTGCCGTGCGCCGAGCTCAGCCAGGGCTGGCCGTCCGTCATGTTGTACTCGGCCGTCGTGCCGAGCAGGAACGGCCGCCACACCCGGGAGGAGAGGCTGCGCGCCGCCATGGCGCCGTAGGTCGCACCGTCCTGGGTGAACTGCGTCAGGTCGTTGTTGATGATGGCCTGGCGGGAGAAGGCGAAGGCCTTGGCGAAGGTCTTCAGGCCGAGCCGGCCGAGAGCGCGGGCGATCTGCCCGTAGGTGACCTCCTCGTGCTCCAGCACCTCCTGCAGGTCGGGCGTGTCGAAGGCGCCGGCGACGTCGCGGGGACGGAAGTTGTCGAAGTCGTAGGTGCGGGCGATCAGACGCCACTCCTGCGAGGTCCGCTGGGCCGTGTCGATGACGATCGCCTGGATCGCCTCACCGAGCAGCTGCCCGAAATCGCTCGTGGTCTGCATGCCGACGGTCGCCGAGGCGAAGACCGCGCGGTACAGGGCCTCCGTCGAGAGGCGAGCGCGCTGCCCGGTCCGCATTTCCTGGAACTCGGCCGCCATGTCGCGCATGGACAGGCCCGTCATCGGCGCGGCCGCGGCGGTGATGTCCTCGCGCTTCACACCGCCGCGGCGGGCGATGGCAGCGACGATCGCCTTCGTCGTGGCGGCCGGCGAAGCGGCGGTGGCTCCGCCGACGACGGCCGGACGACCGGCGTGGTCACCCGCGAGCACCTCGAGCGCCGCGTCGCGCGCCTGCGCTTCCGTCGCACCGGCCGTGAGCTGGGCGATCACCCAGTCGGCGGGGAGCTTCGCCCGGGCCGCGATGGCCTGGAGCTGGGCGAGAGTGGCCTTCATGCGGGGGTCCTCCTGCGCCGGAGGAGCCGGCGAGTTGTTCGGGGGCTGGGTGTGGGCGTTGGGGGCGGGAGTGCCAGTGGTCACCGGAGCCGGAGCGGGCGCCGGCGCGGCGTTCTGCTCGGTGAGGGCCGCGACAGCGCGGAAGGCCTCGGCCGGCGGATGCTTGAAGGTCTGCAGCACCGCGGTGGAGCGCGCGGCGACGCGGCGCCCGCGGGCCTCGGGCGTCTCCTCGGCGGGGAGCGGCTCCGTGCCCGGGGGCGGCGCGACGGGGTTGGCCGGCTCGGCGGGGGCGGCCGGCACTTCGACACGATTGGCGAAGCCTTCGGTGACCGCCTCCTCGGCGGTAAACCAGGTCTCGGCGGCCATCAGCGCGCGGACATCGTCCAGGCTCTTGCCGCTGCGGGCGGCGTAGAGCCCCGCCATCGTCGCATCCACCTTCTCCAGGACGGAGATCGTGGCCTCGTGCGCGGCGCGGTCGCCCATGGTCAGAGCGGCGCTGTTGTGGATCATCATGAACGAGGCGGGCGCCATGACGATCTCGTCGCCGGCCATGGCGACGAAGGTGGCGCTGGAGGCCGCGACGCTCTCCACCACCACGACCTTCCGGCCGGGATGGCGGGCAAGGATGTTGTAGATTGCGAAGCCTTCGAAGGCGTTGCCACCCGGCGAGTTGATGCGGATCAGCAGGTCGCGCCCGATGGCCTGGGACAGCGTCTCGAGCACGCCCTGCGCCGTCACCTCCCAGCCGATCTCCCCCATGATGAGGATCTCGACCGGCCCGGTCTCGGCCGCGCGGATGCGCGGTGCGACGCTGCGATCCGAGAGAGGCGAGGCCGCCACGATGGCCGTCCGGTCCTGCTCCGCGCCGCGCTCACGCAGGAACGCCGCGATGCGGGCGGCCGGGGATGGGTCCTGTGGCGTGCGGGTGGCCGCACTCGCGAGCACCGTGCGCGGCGCCCCAAAGAGCGGACGCAGGAAGGAGCCGATGCCCAGGCGGGGACCGGTGTGGGTCATGGAGTGCCTCTCGAAGTTGAAGGGCGCGGGCTCCCGCACCGGGTGAATCAGGCCGCGGGCTTCCGTGCGGTCAGACGGGCCAGGTAATGCCGGAGCAGGGACGTCGGTGCCGCGTTCGGCTCCTCCGGCGGAATCGCGCCCGGCCGCGGCAGCGCCGCGCCTGTCGCCGCGATCTCGACAGCGGCGTTCTGCGACGGGTTCTGCGCGCCGCCGGCGTTGGTGATGCGCCGAGGGTCGCTGTCCAGGATGATGCCGCGGTCGTCCAGCAGCGCGTTGGCATCCGCGATTTCGTCGGCCTGGGTGCGCGGGTCGTACCCCATGGAGGTCACGGCCTGCGGCCAGGTCTCGAAGCCGGCACGGACCGATGCGACCATCGCCGGGATCTCACGGGTCGGGTCCACCATCTCCGCGCGCGGCGGTGACCACTCGACCGGGTATCCCCCTGCCCGCTCGGGCAAAGCGCCGAAGAGGACGGCGGCCTGGATGAAGGCGTCCCAGATCGGCTGGCACATGACCGGGATGTGCATCAGCCACTGGTCCTGCTCGACGTCGCGCCGGAACTCGATCTTACCAGCCCGCAGCGAGCTGTAGTTTGCCTGCCGCAGATCGCCGGTCAGCTGGTCATAGGTGACCCGGAAACCGCTCGCGATGGCCATCAACTCGTGCAGCGCGAAGGGCTCAAAGGGCCCCGGGCCGGACGGCTCGAGGAACTTCACATCGCTGCCGATCGGCAGGTTCGCCACCATTCCGGGCCAGAGGTCAGCCGGTACCGCCCGCTCCTGCGGCTCGTCCACGACCGCGGCCGCCTCCTGGCCGAAGTCCATCTCCATCGGGTTCGCCGTGGTGGTGAAGACGCCGATCAGCGCCTGCACCTTCGCCTGCTCGACGGCGGTCTCCTCGTACTCCTCCAGGCGCCGCAGCCGGAGCAGGACGGTGGAGGCGTCCGGCACCCCTCGGATCTGGCCCGGCCGCTGCGCGTGGGAGCGCACCAGGTGGATCATGTCCGCCGCCGGAATCGTGTCGTAGCGGACCGCTCCGGCAAGCTGGGCAAGCGCGCCCCCCTCCCCCGGGTGCTGGCGGAGGAGCCGATAGCCGGTGCGGCGCCCGCGGCGGTCGAACACGACCCCGTCGACCACCCGCGAGCCATCCTCCGGCGGCGCGGCGAACAGCGGCGCCGCGTCGTCCAGCATGTCCGGCTCGAGCACCTCCAGCTGCAAGGGCACCGCGAGGCCGTTCCGCCGCGCCTCGGAGCCGGGCAGCCGGATCAGGCGGATCAGCGCCTCGCCCGCCTCGCAGCGGGTCCGGGCCGCCAGCGCCTGCTGCCCGTAGAGGTTCAGCCGGCCGGTGATGTCGGACTGCGCGACGAAGCGCTCCCAGAGGGCCAGGACGGCCTTGTCGGTCTCGACGTCGCCGGTCTTGCTCCGGGGCGCGATGCCGTAGCCGATCTCGTGAGCCACCCGGATCTGCACCGCCCGAGCGCCATAGGAGCCGTCGCGGATGACCTCGCGCGAGCGGCGCCGCAGATACCGCAGGGCCGGCCCGAGTTCGGCGTTGGGTCCGCGCGGCGACGCCGGCCAGTCCCGCCCCCGCGGCGCGGGCTGCCCCGCGGCAAACGCTTTCACCGCGCGGTCCAAGGCTGTCCGCGTTTTCAGCCGCTCCAGGCCGCGCCGCGGCGACACCGCGGAGACGGCCCGGTCGATCCAGTTCATGAAGCGCGGCTCAGAACCGGCGCATGCCGATGCGGGTGAAGGACATGCGCGTCCTCGTCGTCACCCCGCTCGCCAAATCAATCTTCGCGAGCAGGATCTCGCGCGCCTTGGCGAGGTTGGTCGTATCGCGGCGGACCGTCATGTCGCCGGCTGAGACAAGCGAGGTCGGATCCATCAACGCCTTATCCAGCGCGGCGAGCTGATCCTGCAGCTGCTGTAGCGTCTCCGACATCGCCTATCTCCTGAAGTATCCGCCTCCCGGCTTGCCGAAGTAGCCACCGGGCTGCCGCCGCGTGGGAGACGCGACCGCCGGCGATGAGGGCCGCTGGGCTAGCGACGGCGCGACCGGCCTCACCGACGCTTCGCCCGGCTCGCCCACCAGCGAGTTGATGTCCCAGGGCGCTGCCCAGGCAGGCGGCGCGTCCCAGTTGATCCGGCCGAGACCGTGGAGCCGACCGAGGACGTGCGTCCCGACCATCTGGTCGCCGGCCTCGTTGCGCGCGCTGGCCACGACCTTGCGCCAGGATCCGTTTGGCCTGCGCTGCTCGGCCACCAGCTGCTCGAACCAGGGGTGCGGCGGCCCGGCGCGGTCCAGCGCCCAGGCTGGCAGGTGCACGTGCAGGGGTCCCGGCTCGAGCCGCGCGAGTTGCCCGGCCAGATCGTCCTTGAACAGGTTTGCGTTGAAGCGCGCGACCGGCACCCGCCCACCTGCGAGCGCGCTGGCCACGCGATCCTTCCGGACGTCGTCGGGGTAGATCACCTGCAGGCGTGCCGCCCCCAGCGCGGGCGCGCCCTGCGTCAGAATCACGTCCCAGATGTCGCGGCCGCTCGCCACACCCAGCTTCCGGACCTTCCCCGCACGCTGCCAGCGCAGCCAGGCCTCGTAGGCCCGCGAGGTGACGCCGGCGGCGCCACCCATGTCCATCCCAACGCCGCGAGGGCGCATCACCCGGCCTGAGCTGTCGGCAAGAGGCAGCGGGCGCTGCAGCGCCTCCAGCAGCCGATCCCAGGCCGCGGGGTCCGTCGCCGTCTCGGCCTCTATGTGCTCGGTGCTGAGCACCCAGCTTTCCCAGCCCATGCCCCACCCGCGGCGGATGAGCTCGAAGCGGTTGGCCTGCACGTCGGCCCAGGCGATAATGACCCGGACCCCGTCCGGCACCTCGTCGCGCTGCAAGGCAGGTTCTGCCCGTTCCACCAGCGCCTCGGCACTTACGGAGCCGATGCGCTTCCGCGGCACGAAAGGGAAACCCCACTGCTTCACGACGACCTGGCGCGCTGTGGCCTCGTCGCCGGATCGCTCCATATCCCGCTCGGCCTGAACCCTCGCGCGGGCGAGGCCGCCGATACCGCCGAGGATGAAGGGGCTCATGACCCCCACGATCCAGGCACCGTAGGTGTCGTTCTTCGCGAGCTGCCCCGTGACGCGGCCGTCCTCGTCAACCGCTTCGCCGGTGCCGATCCAGCGGCCGGCGCCATTCATCGCCTCGCGCTCGTGGTCCTCAATCAGGCCCCCGCACACCGGGCAGACGAGGCGGGCCATGTCCCGCACCTCGTCGAGCGGCGCCTCGGCATCGTAGTCGAGCGCCATGAAGCGCGCGGCGCCCGGGTTCGGGCTGCTATGCGCCCCGCATCGCGGGCAGGGCCACCACCACATTCCCCGCGTGCTGTCGCGGTAGACGGCCATGATGCCCTTGGTCCAGCCAGCCGGCGACATGCCGACGGCCAGATCCGGGTGCGACAGCAGCAGGAGGCAGCTGTCCTCGCCGAAGACCTGGCGCCGGATGTCCAGCACGGGCTTCGCCTCGCCGAGCTCGGAGAGGTCGTAATTGTCGACCTCGTCGGCCACGATCCGGGGCGCGTTCTTGTTGATCAGCGTGTTCTTGCCGAAGGACAGGAACTCCGCCTGCATGGCGCCGAAGTCCTTGAAGGCAATACTGTCGGCGGATGGGTCAGATCCGAGGCGCGCGGCCATCCGCGGGTGCGCGCGGATCATGGAGTCGATCCGCTTCTTTACGTAGGCTTCTACTCCCGGCTTCGTTTGCATGTACCAGAGGAAGCTGGCTGGGTCGGTTTCAACTGTCTGCTGCAGCCAGTTTTCAGCGACGGTCGTCTTCGCGCACTGACCGGGCCCAGGCAACGCCACGGTGGTATAGAGGCCGGAGGTCAGGGCATCTGACGGGCCTGCCAGGTATGGCACCCGCGCAGGATTGAAGGGCTTCGGCTCCTCGCCGATTCCGTCGGTGAGCTTCCGGTGCTGAGCCGCGTACTGCGAGAGCGGTAGGCGCTCGGGGGCGAGAAGCGCCTCGAAGGCACTGAGGACGACGTCAGCCGGATCGGCGAACGGGCCCGGGTCATTCGTCAGCATCGCCCAGCCCCGACTGCCTTAGGTCCTCGACAAACGCCCTTTGGCTTCGCTCAATGCCGGCCCGGAGGATCCGCTGCTGCTCAGCGGTAAGCCCCGCCTCCACCGCCAGCTCCGCGGGCATCGCGCGCTGGGCGCGCCCCAGGGCGAGCAGCGCCCGGCGCAGAACCGTGTCGAGCTCCTCGCGGCGCACCAGCAGCCGCGCTTCCTCGGCCAGGCGCCGATCCTCCGCGAGAACCTTGCGGGCCGCCAGCTGCTGCTGGAACGACGGCTCGCGCCAGGGCTTTGAGAGGTGCGCCCTCGCCTCATCCAGGTCGAACTGCCAGCTATCACCGTTGCCGTTGCCGCGTGACAGGACGGGGAAAGCTGGGTCGTTAGTGAGCCTAGTGTCGAGGGTCGTGCGCGAGATCCCCACCTCATGGCAGAGGTCCCGCTTGTTGACGATGCGGCGCTCCGGGATCGGGCGCGGCTTACGGGATCGGGCCGACGGCTCGGCCGCCAGCGCGGCGCTCATCCGAACTCCCAATGTTGTCCAATTCGATTTTTGGTCAGACGCTCGCGAGAGCCGCGGCGCGAAATACCCGCGGCAGTAGGTAGCGGCAGGAAGGACCCGCGGACGCGCCGAAAGCTCCCCCAACACCTCAGGCGCACTTTTTTTACTTTCACGAAGAGCCGGGCACGATGAACCCCTTTTGAGTCTTCGCACCATTACAGAGACGCGAACTTCAGCTTAAACTCACATCCATTTTGGATCAGTTGCAAACACTATCGCGGGCTCGAGCCAAGCTTTTCAGCCGGAATCTTCTTGCCGCAGAAGGGCGGGAGTTACAATGTAAATAAGACGCTTCAGACTCTTGCGGGAGTTCGGTATATGCGCGCGATGGTACTCGCCTCCATCCTTGTGCTAACTGGATGCGCATCAGAGCTTGCTGGTCACACGGCGAATATTGGACTTGCCCTTACTCAGGTGGAACAGGGAAACATCTATCGAAACGTCGCGGCATCGTTTGAAGATCGTGACTTTGTTCCGATTCCCTACATCCTCCAGGAAGGCACAGCGACACTGAACGACGATATCTCTACCGGGATTAGTCCAAACATCTCGCTAATCGGGCGAGCAATTACTGGCTTCAAGCTTGATGGCGGACTGACGTTCCAGCGGACATTCAAGATCAAGCCTCAGGATGGTTTGTCAAACAGGCTGCGAGCACGGGAGCTCTTCAGACACGCGATCTGCCACCCGAAGCCTGAAGATGGATGCCAGGCTTCAGCACTCGAGCAAGCGTTCCAACGATTGGGCTCCGTGGGACCGCGTGGCTTACCGGTGCAGACCTCCGATGGCCTGACCGAGGCCATTATCACGCTGGTGGGCGACCTTCCTCCGGGCCCATTTATCTTTCGAGATGCTCCATGCGTCGACAGGAATCTTCGCGACTACATCGATGGACACTTCTACTGTTTCAAGGATCAACACGCACGGTCACAATTCACGCTGTGGCTGGCTGCTGTGACGCAGGATTTTAGGCTCCCGGGCGACGAACCACCCACCCCTATTCCTCCAGCGCCCCGCCCGCGCACCAGACTACCTGGCCGTCCCGTCCCCAATGAGCCGACGATAGCGCCTAGCTTTGTCCCGAACGGCGCGCCTCAGGGGCGCAGGCTAGAGCAGAGGGAGAGCCGCTCTTCTGGGATCTCTGTCGAGCCACTCATCAACCAGCCGCGACGCTAGTGAGCTATCTCAATCCTCCAGGCTTTAAGAAGCGGGTGACCTCAGCTTCCAAGCTGATGCAGCTTACGAGGGTGTTCCCAAAACCTTTCGGACTGCCTCACGGAAGGCAGGGCTCAGTCCTGCCTTGATCGCTTGGACCGCCCGGGGCTTGAACCCGAAGCGTGGCTGGTACTTGGTCAGGTCTTCGAACCCGATGAGCAGCTTCGGCGCGATCTTGGCACTCTGCCGGCTCTTCGCCCTCGGCGGCCGCTGCCATATTCCGCCCACGCCGTTCACCTGCCCGACGAAGACGTCCTTGCGCCCCTTCAAGCGGGACAGCGCGTTGCGCGGTAGGTTGCCGTAGGCGTTCTTCGGCGCGGCTGCTGGCATGACGATGGCGCGCTTGGCAGGCCGGCGGGTGCCGCCAGTCTCTTCGAGGATGAGGTAGGCTGCCTGCGCCGGCCGGACGTAAACCGCGGCCGTGGGCGCTGCCTTGCTGGCGGACTGGATGGCGATGCCGCGCCCGGTGAACGGGGTAGGCCGATCGAAGACTGAGGGCAGAGCCCGCTGCTCGGCGACCTGTGCCAGCTTGACCACGCTGGTAAGGGCGACGGCGGTGACGAAGGGCAGCTGCTTGACTGCATCGCCGAGCATGCGGCGGGCGGAGGCGACCTCGGCAACGGCGGAAAGTTGGATCATCGAGGCTACGTCCCTGCATAGCAGAAAATCCGCGCGTGAGCCCCGATGCGGTCTGGCCCCCCAACCCTCACCAGGGATTTGCCCCTCCTCCCCTCGTGGCCAGTCGCCCTCGGGACGCTGGGCTGATGCTGAGTCCGCCTCAGGCCGGCGGTGACCTGCGGTACAACGTGACCGAACCGTCTGCATTGAGGCGAGCGTGCTGTGCGATGCGCATTGCCGAGGTGTAGCTGAAGCCGCACTCCTTTAGAGCAACGACCAGATTGACCCATTCTCGGGAAACAAGAGCTGCCTTTCCTCTCCCCGGCCGTGAAACGAAGGGCACCAATCCCTCCTTTGCGGGGTGGAAGAACTCGCTTCTGTCACATCCAATCAGCACGGCAGCTTCGGAACACCGCATTCCGGAAACATCAGACATGACGCTCGCCCATTCGCTGCGCCCTCTCTTTGACTGTTTTCGAGGTGTGATGGGCACCACATAATGCCTGACCGTTACTTAGAGCACTTCAGGCTTGCACGGCCTCGCAGGTTCTGATTCGACGCTGCTGATGAAGCAGCGAGGCTGGTGATGACGGCACCCCTGTCGCAGGACCTGCGCAAGCGCCTGGTGCGGGCTGTTGAGGAAGGCGCCTCAGCGCGAGAGGCGGCGGCCCGGTTCGCGGTCAGCGCGTCGGCGGCGATCAAGCTGGTGCGGCGGGTCCGCCAGACCGGCAGCACGGCACCGGCCAAGATCGGGGGCTACCGCAAGCCGCTGCTGGCCGGTCAGGAGGCGTTC